ATGTTGTGCTTATTTCAGGCAATACAATGTTAAATGTTTCAGCCATCCCTCTTTGTGACATTACAAACGCTTGTACAGGGGCAAATTCTGATTTAAACAAGCGAGAATAACTTGCTGTAAACTCAAATCTTTGACCGCCTATATTTCTTACTTGCGTTCGACCAGAAATGCTTTGGCTAGATAAATTATAGTAGACGCTTTTAAATCCGACAGACTCAAATATCGGAGAAGCTGGATATGTTCCACTCATACGATTGACGACCTTCCACGATTATTAACTGCTTGGTTTATCATGTTTACAATCTGGCCTCTTCTTGATTCTAATAGGCGATCAAAACCAGCAGTATCATTTGCTTGTACAGCAAAATTAACGTTGACTACATTTGATGTGTTTGAATTGTCGCTATTTATAGCGTTTTTAAGACTGTCATTGCTAGTAACTCGACCTGATGTACCCATTGTCAGTAGTTCAGGTCCACGCTCACCAACAAGATAGGATTCACCACCTCTAACTTGGCCACCTAATGCTCGACCTCCGGCAATAGCAGTGCCAGCAACTATGCCAGCAGAGGCATAACCTAATGCTCTTATCATAGTGTCAGTTGCGTACCACGCTACTGGCCCTCCAAGAATAGCGGCTTGTGCGGCTGCGGCTTTAGCTGCAACTTCTGTACTAACAATGATTTGAGCGATTGCTAATGCTTTTTGCATTGCAAATAACACCTTGGCCTCTTTACTTCCCTCTTCAGCAACAGCCGCTAGTCCGTTTGCAACGTTTGATGCCGAGTTTAAAACCATATTTTGCAAGGTTGTTTTTGCGTCAAACAACGCCTGATCGTCGGCTTTTATTTTATCATTTGTATCTTTGTTTGCTTGTATTCTTGCAAGGTCGTAAGTTTTTTGCAGTTCAGCATCCATTGCTAAATATTGATCTAAATTAATATGATCCTCTTGTAAAAACTCAAGAAGCAAGCCGCCTTTAGTTGTTAGATGCGCTTTTAAAACTTCAAGCTCAGTCATATTTGCAAGCTCAATGTCTTGCATTAATTTTTGAGCTTCATCACCTCGTTTTAAGGCAGCAGATTCTGCTCTTTGTTTGTCTTTTGCCGCGTCAGCATCGGCCTTTGCTTTTGCTTTTGCTGCGTCAGCATCGGCTTTAATTTTTTCTTTTGTTGTACGTATTTGTCTTTCTAATTCAGCATTTGCTTTCTGCTGTTCTTCTGTGCCACCTTTTACACGTGCTTTGTAGGCATCTAAAGCTGGGCCAGTTTCAGTTAAAAGTTTTAATTGATGCTGTAAATTTGCGTTATATTCTTGCTGTTGTTCTTTAGCTTTATCAACAGCTTTATTGTTTTCTTCTGTTGTTTCAATATTTTCTTTTGTTGCTTGATTTTGCGCTGCAAGCAAAACGATTGTGCGCAATTGCTCATCATTTGCCCCTGCCCTTACACCTTCTTGATATGCTAAGACAACACTATTTGCGCCTATTGCATCTTTTTCTTCTTTTAACCTTTTAATCAAATCTTCAGTTGACGTAGATATCCCATCTATTATTTTTTGTTCATTTTTTTGTATTTGTTGAGATTCTTCAATTTCTGCCTTTAATCTTAATCTAGTTTTTTGTTCTTCGTCTAAATCACGAGTTAAACCTCTAATAACAGTTGTTAGAAGTCCTGTAACTTGCATTTCGTCCATTCTTGCAAGTTCAGCTGCCTTATCAAGCTCGATCTGTTTTTGCTTTTTTATCTCAAGGTTAGACAAAACTATTTGATAAGCTCTAGCTGCCGGACCTAATTCATCAAACCTATCTTTTAGACTGTCCATTGCATTGTCTAAATCTTTAACAGCATCTTTTGTTGCAGTTAAACTAGAAAATAAAACACCGCCTAACATTGCTCCAAATGCAATTACTGCACCAAGTACAGCACCTCCAGGTCCAAATATCGATGCTAATTGCGGCCCCTGTTGACCTAAAATAGTAAACGCACTTGTTCCCATTTGCGCCTGTACTGCAACGTCTTGTAACTGCCAAGACACTTGTTGCATCGAACCTCTCATAGCCCTAAACGGACCACCAGTTGCTCCAGCTGATTGAGCAGCAAATCTTGCAGCATCAGCTTGTTTTTTCATGGCTTCTGCGTTTTTCATTGCAGCTTGCGCAGCTTTTAACTGAGTATTGGTTGCACCTTTTGCCTTTAAATCTAATATTTTAATTTCATTTGCAGATTTGCCAGCATTTCTAGCTTGCCTTTCAAACTGCTTGGTCAACTTTTTAACTGATTGATCAAGAGTTTCAGTTGTCTTTTCGGTTTTTTTGCCTGACTTGTTAAGTAATTCTAAATTACCCGTAGCAGTGACTACACCCTTACTATCAACGCTGATAACTAACTGTGAAATATCAGCCATAATTATTAACCTCTTGAGAGTGTAAAGTGTCTAAATGACAAATTGTGTCAATTTCAAAGACGCTAAGATCGCCATATATCTGCATATAAGCGTTGATTTCAGGAAAAGAGATAGAATTTTCACTAGAATTCTTCAATTCAACAAAAATAGCCCACAAATAATTTAGTTTTGGGTCTAATTTTGGTGCGTTTTCTAATTCTTTAGGTTTCTTGCCGATAGATTTTGCAATTTGCTTTAGATTATTTATCCGACTAACTTTTGAACCTTTGTCATAACCAAGTGACCAAAATTGCCACTTGGCATATTTACCTAGTTCTTTTGTTAGTCTTTCATAAAATTTTTGCGATCTGCAATAAACTGGTCGATCTGTTGAGTCACACTAGGAGCATTTGCATATAATTCTTTTGCTTTTTCCGCACTAAAAATTATATCTTTGTCACCATCTTTAAGCCCACGCCAATCTTTTGTTATTGCAACTAAAAGATCAATTTCACCGCCCTCTTCCTCATTTAGCAAAGCTCTGTGATACTTACGTACAGCCTTTCTGTAAGCCTTTGAGTCAATGCCCTTTAGGGTTATGTAAAAATCGGTTTCTTTGCCATCTAAGGGGCTTACAATGCGTATTTCAGCCCCTTCTTCATGCGCGTCTGCTGTACACAGTTGGTTAATGTCCATTATTGTCCTCGATCTATTAAATTAAGATGGTACGCGAGTAATTTTGATTTGTGATGCATCACTAGAATTGTACAAAGCAACAAAATCTAACGTTACCGTAATGGCTTCAGGACCAGATACTTCAGGATTACCAGAGTTATATTTAATGTTAGGTAAACTAAAGATGTAATCATTGCCAGCTGCATCTGTTAGCGTAAATTGAATAGCAGATGAAGTTTCACTAATAAACTTGTCAATAAGTGTTGTATTTTCAAAGTAGGCAGTGACCGATCCTGTAACACTAGACTTACCAATAGACGGTAGCAGCGTATCAGCAGAACCAACAACGTATAATGCTTCCATTCCGTTGTCTATTTGCAATTCTAACGCTGTAATAACAGCAATAGCAGAACCACCTTCAGTAATTGAGCCAGTAAATGAGTCAAAAGGTGCTGTTGTTGTCTCTGCGCTGTACGTAGAACTACCTAGTGCAGACCCAGATGTAGTAAATCCAGAGCCAATAACGCCAAAAGAGCCTGTAACCATAGAGTTAGGTGCTACGTTTAACGACATATAGTTAAATTGACAGCCAGTAGAGCGCAAATACTTGCTAATATCTTGATGATAACGCTCTACGGTAAAGCTTCTGCGAGTTGTACCAGCTTTAAGTACGTTAGTTGACCAACTTCCGCATAAAGTGGCTTCAATTAACGCATCTAAGCCGCCATAAGACATTTCAAAGTTAATATCACCAGTAACAGACTTATTGCCATGTCTAAAATGAGCAATTTGACGATCCTCACGCAATTCTTCTGATTCAACCGCATCTTTTGACAGACCTAAAGTTGTACCAGTGTGACGAATTGGTGTAAATCCTGGGGACGATGGAGTTGTGCCAAATGTTGATTCAAGAACATAGGCAAGATTGTGGCGTGAGCCAGTTGCAATAGTCATATTTTACCTCGGAGTGATATGAGCCATATAGTTAATAGAGATTGAAATAACAAAACGATCTTCGTCTTTTATCCCTGTGTTTCTTGATACATTACCAAGCCGTATTGTTTTGCCATTTTTAGATAAATCTGTACCACGTTTAAAGTGATCGGCTATTGCATCGGCTTTTGTTTCTGCTTCACCACGCCCTAAACCACTAGGCGCAAAGATATCTATTTGGTAAATCCCTAAATATTCATCAATACCGTTTGTGCCTAAAGCCGCCTGTATCGTAGAGGCTGGCAAAATAGTAGGACGTAAATACAACGTATTTTTGACAGGAGTAAATGGGGTGTTTTCCCATGCAATTGGAGAATATCCAGCAAGGGAACTTAATCTAGTGTCTAAAGCGGAGCTTATGTCTGCAAATATTGTAGTCATGCTGCCACCTTAGATAATGCTTTTGCTAATTTGTTTTGGAACTTGCTAACGCTAACTCTTACCATTCCTTCAGGTTTTTGTATGTGCGACCAAC